TCTGCGTATCGGTGTTGTTGCTGTCCATGTCCACCACGAACGAGCCGTTGGTCTGATAGGCAGCCGTCTGGAGCGCATTCCACGGCACTGCCATGTGCTCAGGGACATCGAACGGCATGACGTTGATGAGACTCAGAGCACCGCTGTTGGCCGGCACAGTGACCTGGTGGAGGGGCATCTCCCAGATACCGCCGTAGGTCTTGGTCAGTGCCGGCGCCTTGGGGGTCGCCGCGGGCTGGCCCTGGACCACCGCGAGGTTGACGGAGCTGCTGGACAGGTTCGCCCGGAGAACGACCACGTCAATGCGGCCGGTAGCTCCGGTGTTGGCCGCGATGCTGACCGTTGCACTGGCCGTTAGCTGGTAATAGAAGCCTCCGACGATGGCCCGGCCGGGGGCGATAGACACCGACGTGCCGTTGACCACGGCGGCCGTGAATGGCAGGGAGAAGGCGTCAATGCTCGTCTGGTCCAGCCGGAAGTCAACGCGGTCCTTGGCGAAGACCCGAGCCATGTATTGCCACTGAGCCTGTGACATCATCTGTGCGCCGCCACCGGCGCTATCGGCGGTGAACGGGTAACTTATCTCGTTGGCCATTACATCCTCGCCTCTAGCTTGCGCAGCTTCTCACGCATATCGAAAACAGTCTTATAAAGATTGAGCGGGTTACCTGCACCCTGATCACCGATGGACGGGGCCACGGTTTCCGTCTGTCCGCCCTGGTCTACGGTGATAGCCACCTCGCGCACGATGTCCACGTATTCGGTGCCGTCCACGGCCACCGTCACGATGTCGCCCACGAAATAGTCGCGACCGAACTTGATCTGCGGGGTATCGATTGGGTAGATCTGGAAGTTGCCGTTCTTGGCACCCTGAGTCAGAGCCTCGGTGGCTGCGTCGAGAACGGCTTGCTGAGCCGTAGCGAACTGAGCATCCGTCACCGAAAGGTCAGCCTTGATGGGCTGTCCGGTGGTGGGGTCCGCCTTGATGGGGAGGTCTCGCCGGTCAAGGAACTGCTCGATCTGAAGGCCCCACTCGGCCTCAGAGGCGGTGTCGATCTGCTGGTACATGTACCGGCCCTTGCCGGTGCCCTGGCAGGCCACAATCACGCGTGTCACAGTCGGAGCCGACAGGTTCCACGTGAACTCACGCAGGTTGCCCAGTTCCTTGCTGAAGCGGATGGACTTGGACAGGTCCCGCGGCGCGTAGAGGTACAGGTTGATGGCCTTGGCGTTGGGGTCGTACAGGAACCGGTAACCGGTGGTCTTGGTGTCGGTCCAGCTCTCAAGCTTTGTGCCGATGACGTCCCACTGGAGGTTGTCAGAGATCGTGTTGCCGATCGTGACGTCACTGCCGATGACGGCGCCGGCCACCTGGCGGTTAGCCAGAGCACCAGGACCAAGAGCCTTGTTCAGCTCGTTCCAGATCAGGTGACCAGCCGGGCCGGAAACTGCTCGGGTGTCGTCCGTGGTGTTCCACTGCTGCGTTGCCGCCTTGGTGGGGTCGGGGTAGGCAAGCCGGCTGTACGCAAGCTTGTTGTCGCACTTCCCACCGAAGTACAGCGACCCCATCGACGTGTGCTGGTCGTTGGTCCAATAGTGCTGGAAGGTCTCGATCTGCCCCGTGATGATGGGCAGGTCAACGCCATCCTGATAGATGGCGACGCCTCCACCCCTCTGGAGAAGGTCAGACTGAGGCGTCCCCGCCTCCACAAGTATTTGCCATGAGCCCTGCGCCGAGTATCGAATAACAAGGTCCATCGAGATCCACGTATCGATAACGCCTATTCGGTTGAGTGCAGCGTCACGCACCTCCACTCGATAACCCATGTGCACCTCATGTCAGTAAGTCGTATAGCGCGGGAATATCTCCACCTTCACGGATGGAGTTCCGCTACCGGCGACGAGATCAGCTTGGACAGTCGACGTGCCTACAGGCACCGACCAAAAGTTGGGGTTGGCGGACATCAGAGGGAAATAATTCGTCCCCTGGTCGTCCGTGATTGTCTTGTAGCCAGGACGGCTATCGACCGTGAGCGTCCGCCCGATGGCCAGGCAGTCAGCTCCACCCGGTTGTGCCGGGATGCCCCAGCTCGACCCGTCAGGGCCGGTGAACTTGAAGGACTTCAGAGGCCCGGTAATCGTCCAGACAGGCCAGGCTTCGATGTCGCCAGGGTTGTTGACGATGAGCTGACCTGAGGCCGGCGTGCCGGTACTCAGCTTGATCGGGAAGAACGGGTTGCCTAGGAACGGCAGCGGCGTGCCGAAGGTCCAGTCAGCGACCTCTTCCGTGTCCCCGTAGAACCACGGGTCAACGGCAGTGAGCTGGATGCCGTAGGACACCCAGTCGAAGCCCGAGGTGTCGGTTGATTCATTTCCCTCCATGCCGTTCACGTAGTAGCACTTGATGCGGCGGGCCGCTCCATCCTGCTCGATGAACGTCAGAACACAGAACCCGTTCTTGGGATTCAGCGCACTGGCAAGCTTGCGCTTGAAGGAGGTCAGTGTCTTCCGGTCGACCCCATAGACGAACACCGGCAAGAGGATCTGCCGGGCTACTGCCCTTGAACCTCGGTAGATCGAGCCATCCAGGTTCGGGGAGTCGTCCGCGTGCAATTCAAACGGAGGCATGTCGAGCCCGGATGCTCCCGGCTGGATCACGATTGCCGGCCACCAACGGTTCTGGAAGCCGGTGAGGGGGATCTCCTCCCCCTCACCATTGCTTCCTGTTATCGACACGTAGGTGTGCTGCCAATCCTCCGGTATCGGAACCAGTGGGTTGAGATTCCACTGCCCACCGTTGGGATTCTGTGGCCCTGCGGGAATCGGCATTTAACACTCCTTGTCGATTACAACGCGGCCATCGTTTCCGCGTACTTCATCGCCCTAAGAACCGCCTGAGTGGTGTTCTCGGACTTGGCTTCATGAACGTGGATCTCGTACTTCGGACCCACCATTCCGGCCGTGTCCTTGGCGTTGTAGACGCGCTCACCTCCGCCGAAATTGATCAGCTCAGGACCCCGCTCACCCACCATCGCCATGCCAGGAGAAGCGGAGCGGGTACCCGTCCAATAGCCCTTGGTCTTGCTGACCTTGGTGGTTGTCGAGGTCTTACCGCCCACGGTCCTATCAGTGGTCGTGGTCGTAGTGCCCTTGTTCGGGTCGGTAACCGTGGTGGTAACCGTCACGACCTTTCGCCCCTTGGAATCCGTCGAATACGACGTGGTTACCCGAGTCGTCTTCTTCTTCGGTGCCTTACCACTGACAGCCTGGGAATCCCCAGTAAGCCAAGTAAGGAGGGCTGCGAGACCTGAATTGACAGGCGTCTTCGAATTGAAGTGCAACTTGCTCTTCAAGGTCTTGGTGATCGTGTCAGCGATCCCCTCGATTGCCTTCTTGAGCTTGTTGTCCTTCGCAGTCAGACCGTCGACAAGCGCCTGAGCGGACTTCTTTCCAGCGGCGTAGTACGAGCCCGCAACCGAACTCCCGAGGGAGCTGGAGGCGTCACCGATCGCCTTATAGGTGTTGTTGATGTCCGTCACCTGAGAGGAAGTGGACTGCAACAGCGCCTTCGCCATGGCGTCGCCCTGTTCGGGGCCGGCCTGGGCAACCTCAGAGATGATCTCCTTGGAGAAGCCCCTCTTGACCAACGCACTGACATCGCTCTGGAAGGATTTAATTGACGCCAGACGCTCACGCAGGCTGGACAGAGCCGCAGAGGCCGAGACGCCACCCTGATTGAAGACGTCCGTGAGGGACCGCAGACCAACAGCCTTGTCCGAGATGGACGCGGCCATGTCTGACTCGTCCTTCTTGACCTGAGCGAGCTTGGTGTTAGCGTCCTTCAGCTTCGGCGCCAGGTCCGTACGCTGCTTCACGAGGGACTGGAGTTGCTTGTTCTCCTTGTCCAGCCACTTGTTCAGACCGCTTGCAGTCCCCGAGCCGATACGGCCAGAGGTGAACGCCTTGGTGATGATCTCGTAGAGCTTCTTCACCGCGGAGTTCAGCGACGAGACGCCCTTCTCGGCGTCCGCAGCCACACCCGTGGTCCTGGTCCCCGTTCCCGAGGCGTAGCCCCTGAGGTGCTTGCCCGCGGCGAACATGCTGTCGCCGTGGTTGAGGACCGTTTCCCCGCCACCGAAGTTGACGAGTTCCGGGCCTCGCTCACCGACCCAAGCCCAACCACGAGCGGCACCGTCTGTGCCAGTGGCATAGCCCTTGATCCCAGAGAGAGCCTTGGTCCAGCCCGAGCCGTACCGGTGGATGGCGTAGTTGAGACCTGCGTAGATGGATGCCAGCGGGTCAGTGATGCCACGCTTCAGGTACGGGCCGGCGTACGCCTTGAACGTCTGCGGGATCGTCTGCATCAAGCCCTGGCTTGGATAGCCGGCCTTCGCGTTCGAGTCCGTCAGGTTGATCGCCCTCGGGTTACCTCCGGACTCCACTCCGATCCGATGAAGGACCAGTGCGAGGTTCGAGGGCGAGAGCCCGAGTTGGGC